GAACACACCAAACAGGTTTTGGTTGGCGTTTAGTAACCCAAGGCGTAATAGTGGGTACTTTTATGAGGCGTTTCATTCCAAGCGTGAGTTTTGGAAGAATCGCAACATTGACGCCAGGCAAGTTGAAGGCACCGACAAGAATGTGTACGAGCAGATTATTGACGAGTACGGCGCTGATTCGGTACAAGCGCACGTTGAAGTCTACGGTATGTTCCCTAACGCGTCGGATGATCAGTTCATCAGCGTGAACATTGTCGAAGAAGCCATGCGACGCGAAAAGTACAAAGACAATACAGCGCCCATCATCATTGGGGTTGACCCTGCACGATTTGGTTCGGACTCGACGGTGATTGCCGTCAGACAAGGGCGCGATGTGATTGCTATCAAACGGCATAAAGGTGATGACACGATGGAAACGGTTGGGCGGGTGATTGAAGCCATCGAAGAATATCAGCCAGCGCTGGTCAACATCGACGAAGGCGGTTTGGGTGCAGGCGTGGTGGATCGACTCAAAGAGCAACGGTACAAGATTAAGGGTGTTAACTTTGGCAACAAGGCGAAGAACGGCATGATGTACGGCAACAAGCGCGCCGAAATGTGGGGCGACATGAGGGAGTGGCTTAAGTCAGCGGCCATACCGAGTGATAGGTATTTGAAAAGTGATCTGATCTCGCCGATGATGAAGCCTGATAGTAAGGGTAGTATTTTCTTGGAATCGAAGAAAGATATGCGGGCGAGAGGGCTTGCTTCACCTGACGCCGCAGACGCAATTGCATTAACTTTTGCTTTTCCTGTTGCACATCGGGAATATACAGGTATAATTCGAAAGAATACGTACCAAAATCAAGGCGCAGTTTTTAACTCTTGGATTGGATCATAATGGCGACTAAGCACGACAAACCAATACCACACAAAACAACGGGTAAAGGTAAGACTTATAACGCAACGGATAAAGGCGCAGGCATGACTGCCAAAGGACGCGCCGAGTACAACGCAAAGAATGGTAGCAACTTAAAAGCGCCAGCACCAAACCCAAAAACAAAAGCAGATGCTGGTAGAAAAGCATCTTTTTGTGCTAGGATGACTGGAGTTGTTAAACACGCTAAAGGCGACGCACCACGCGCAAAAGCATCACTCAAAAATTGGAACTGCTAATGGCTACTAAACCTGGACTTTATGCTGCAATTCATGCTAAACAGGCTAGGATAGCCGCAGGCTCAGGCGAGCGTATGAGAAAGCCTGGCGCTAAAGGCGCGCCAACTGCTAAAGATTTTAAAGATTCTGCTAAAACTGCTAAGAAAGGCAAATGATATGATGAAAGCTAAAATGTTTGAGAAATCTAAAAAAGACGTTGAAAGAAAAAATGTTAAAGAAGGCAGTAAAAAAGATATGGCTATGGATAAAAAAGAAATGAAAGCCATGAAACCAATGGCAATGAAGAAGAAATAATCATGCCTCTCAAAAAATCAACTTCTAAAGAAGCTTTTAAATCAAACATCCGCGCTGAAGTGGCTGCGGGACGTCCTGTCAAACAAGCTGTGGCAATCGCGTATAGCGAGAAACGTCAAGCAGCTAAGGGTAAATCTAGCGCACCGCGCAAAATGAGTGGGAGAGGTAGATGAGCAAGATAACAACTAAGTCACGCAACGCATTGGCTAAATCTGAATTTGGTATGCCAAGCTCACGCAAATATCCGATGCCTGATAGAGCGCACGCCGCTAACGCTAAAGCAAGAGCGACACAAGAAGTAAAAGCGGGTAAATTAAGCCCATCAAGCAAATCAAAAATTGATGCTAAAGCAAACAAAATTTTAGCAAAGAAAAAATAATGGCCTACGACCAATCATCGATGAATATTGTCGGCAAAGTTGCCGACGTAGGAAGTAATCCGACAACGCAAGAAGATCCGAAGGATACTTTATCGGCGATGCGGTCACGCTTTACCATGGCGATGTCAGCGTATAGCGAATCAAGAGAAGATGAACTTGATGATTTAAGATTTATGGCTGGCTCACCTGATAACCAATGGCAATGGCCTGCAGATGTATTGGCAACTAGAGGTTCAGTCCAAGGGCAAACCATTAACGCAAGACCTTGCCTTACTATTAACAAACTGCCACAACACGTCCACCAAGTCACCAACGAACAACGTCAAAATCGACCCTCTGGAAAAGTCATTCCTGCGGATGATAAAGGCGATGTTGAAGTAGCTGAAATATTTGACGGTATGGTACGCCATATTGAGTACATATCCGACGCCGATGTAGCATACGATACTGCGTGCGAAAACCAAGTGACGTACGGTGAAGGTTATATTCGCATCCTGACAGAATACTGTAACGATAATTCATTTGATCAAGACTTACGCATCGGTCGTATTCGTAACGCGTTTAGTGTATACATGGATCCGATGATTCAAGACCCATGCGGGTCTGACGCTGAGTATTGTTTTATTACTGAAGATTTAACTAAAGAAGAATACGAAAGACAGTTTCCTGACGCTGCGCCAATCAGTTCAATGATTGCGCAAGGTGTAGGCGACTCATCACTTAGCCAATGGATAGATGAAAACACTATTCGTATTGCTGAGTATTTTTATTACAAACATATACCGACAAAACTCAATCTTTACCCAGGCAATATGAGTCATTTTAATAACTCGCCTGAAGATAGACAGATGAAAATGATGGGTTTAAAGCCAATCAAAAGTCGAATGGTCGATGTTAAAAAAGTCATGTGGATGAAAACCAATGGCTTTGAAGTATTGGAAGAAAGAGAATGGGCAGGCAAATGGATTCCTGTCGTTCGTGTAGTGGGTAACGAATTTGAAGTAGACGGTCGTATTTATGTGTCAGGCTTGGTTAGAAACGCCAAAGATGCACAACGTATGTATAACTATTGGGTATCGCAAGAAGCTGAAATGCTTGCTTTGGCGCCCAAAGCACCGTTTATTGGATACGGCGGCCAGTTTGAAGGTTATGAACAACAATGGAAAACAGCCAATACAACCAATTGGCCGTATTTAGAAGTTAATCCTGACGTAACCGATGGTATGGGTGGGTCTTTACCATTACCGCAACGCGCTCAACCGCCGATGGCTTCAAGTGGTTTATTGCAAGCTAAAGCAGGCGCAAGTGATGATATCAAGTCCACAACTGGACAGTATGACTCGAGCTTAGGTGCCACAAGCAACGAACGCTCGGGGAAAGCTATTCTTGCACGTGAAAAACAAGGGGATACAGGAACATATCACTATGTTGATAATTTATCTCGTGCAATTCGCCATATTACCCGTCAATTAGTCGATATGATCCCTAAAATTTACGATACTGAGCGAATCGCTCGTATTGTAGGTATTGATGGTGAAGTCGATATGGTTAAAATCAATCCAACACAGCCTGAAGCCGTCAAAAAGATTGTTGACGAGCAAGGACTTGTGATAGAAAAGGTGTATAACCCAAGTGTCGGTACTTACGACGTTTGCGTGACGACTGGCCCAAGTTATATGACCAAACGTCAAGAATCTTTAGACGCCATGAGCCAATTATTGCAAGGAAACCCACAACTTTGGTCAGTTGCAGGCGATTTATTCATCAAAAATATGGACTGGCCTGGCGCCCAAGAGATGTCACAACGGTTTGCTAAGACAATTGACCCAAAATTGTTGTCTAACGACGATAAATCACCTGAATTACAGGCTGCCGAGCAACAAATTCAGGCAATGAGTCAAGAAATGGAACAAATGCACACGATGTTGCAAAATGTTAGCAAATCAATGGAAATGCAAGAGATTGAACGCAAAGATTTTGAGGCACAAATTAAGATGTTTGATGCTGAAACCAAGCGAATTAGTGCAATTCAAGCATCCATGTCGCCTGATCAGATACATGACATTGTAATGGGAACAATCCACGCCGCAATTGATACAGGTGACCTTATTTCTGGCTCGCAACAAGATATGCGGGAAAATATGCAAGAAGATGCGCAACAACCGCAGATGCAACCGCCTCCTCAACAACCAATGGCACCACCTGAAGGGATGCAATAATGAAAGCTTGTGATTTTGTCGGAATGTTATTTTTAGCTAGGGACGTTGCCCATTCGGTACATTTAAATACCCGCAGCTATGCTAAACATAAAGCATTACAAAAGTTTTATGAAAATGTTATTGATGTTGCGGATGATTTTGCTGAGGCATATCAGGGTCGGCATGGGTTGATTGGCCCAATCAGTTTAATGTCTGCTAAAAAAACTACGAATATTATTGAATTTCTTGAATCACAACTTGCCGAAATTGAAGCTGCACGGTATGATGTATGCGATAAAGATGATTCTCCGATGCAAAACTTGATTGATAATATAGTTGATTTATACTTATCAACATTATATAAACTTAGATTTTTAGCGTAAAGGCTTACCATGTCAAATTACACCTATATTACCGCAACCGCACAAATTAAAACTAGCGCTGGCAAATTAAAAGGTATTTTTGTTAGTAATGCGGCTAGTACGCCTACTATTACAATTTACGATACGTTTAATGCTACTACATCTGGTACCACATTAATCGGTGTTTTTACCCCTACCTCAGCCACATCCTATTTACTTGGTATGGGCGGT